ATCCGCTCGTTGGTATATTCTGGATGTCGCGTTGATACGCTCATGGTGCTGCCCTTTGTTTGTCTGCGTATTTATACCACATACCGCGCCGCATTAAAACAGGCCGATGACGTGCGATGTTTCTGTTGATGATTTTTCACGCGCCCTAATCATCGGACCCACCGCATAGCGCACAGCGTCCCATCCGTGGTTATGCGCGTCCACAATGCTAGTCGTGATGTCGCCTGTGTTTCGATCAATCTTGTAGCCGTACAGCCGCGCCTCACGTTGCATATTAACACAATCGGGGTGAATTACAATCTTACGGAAGCTGCGCAGGTAGGCGATGCCGTCTTCCACGCTGCCTGCCCATTTCTTGCAAGCCTCAGCGCGGGGAAAGCCATGCCGCTTTAGGTGACTAATGCTTTCTGGTCGTGAGTTATCCCACCGGCTAACGTGCTTTTTGAAGTCTGGTATTTGCCGCTCAACAAAGTCGGCAGTGTCGTCCAGTTCCAGCCCGTTGCGGAATGCCTCGCGCCTGATGTAAAGATTATCTTCGGACAGCCATATTTCAACGGCGGCGGTAGGGTCTTGCGAAAAGCCAAAGTCACCGCCAAGATATGGCCCGTCCCACGTCGCGGCTGCCTCAAACGGCTGGACGGCAATCTTGCCAGCGAATACCTGCGCGTCACTGTTTGTCAGATACGCGCCTTCCCAGACGTGTGCATAGGTCGCGGGATCAAGTCTGGATTGTTCGCGCTGGCGTAGGGTATCAAGGCCCGCTGGGAAGAACGGATTGTCAGACCAGTTCACTTCGGTCACGATTGCGTTAGATGGCGGGTTCTTGCGAAAGCGCAGATCAACGGGTGATCCATCTAGTCGCGGGTTCCAGATCGCCCACAACTCGGAACGCGGCTGGCGAAAGACGGTAGCCTCAAGCGCAAGCCACGATTGCTCGGGCACATCCTCGGCCTCTTCAACAATCGTCAAATCAATCTTAGCGAGCGATTTAATGCTGCCCACGTTATGCCGCAAGCCACGAAACACAAACTCGGTCCCATTCTTGCCGCGCAGATAATCAACGCCAACATCATAATGCGCCTCAAGCCAGGGCTCGGACGCAATCGCAGCCTTTAATTCGGCATGGAAACTTTCCTTGATGCTGGCTTGAAATTCTCGGGTGCATAGAACGCGGATGGGTTCAGCATAGCCCAAAACAGCGGCCATCTTAGCGGCCCCATAGGACTTGCCAGACCCGCGCCCACCATGCAGCGCGCGGTACTGCACAGAACCCCTGGCAGGTGCAAACGTCCGCACCAGCTTGCGGGGTAGGTTAATCGTCGCTTCCATCATCCGCCGCGCGTAGGGTAATTGTTGTGGGCGACATGCTGCCATCCGTGCTGGAATGGTCAACCGATTGCTTTGGCGTCCCTGATACGCGATCCTCTGCGTCCTTGATTAGCCGCAAGATGTCAGACCCAGACATGCCGTCAAGAACCTCATCGGTTGACTGCTCCTCTTGTTTTGCGACAAGGGCGCGCAGAAAACGGTTCTTGGCTTGTAGCGCAAGTTGTAGGTTGTCCATTTCCATCTTTTTTTGCTCTGATGTTTTGCCGTTAGGGTTGCCTTCAGGCTTGCCAAACTGCCTTTTTACGGGCGGTTTACCATAACCTACGTCATATGATCCGTTTTCGCTCATTAGGGAAATTTAACACACCCGCCCGCAACTGTCACGCATCACCTGAACACCAACCATATCACACCAGCGGCGATTAACGTCACCGTGATGACGTACTCCATGTGTTGCGCCTGTTGCGCTGCGTCGATGAGGTTCATTTGCGGGCCTCCAGTGCGGCGCGGTAGACTGCGAGGGCCGCGTTATGATCGGGGCAGTTGTAATCCACACCAGGGAAATCGGCGAAAAAAGCCCGCAATTCGCAAAGCGCGATCTCAAACTGCCTCGCCAACGCCTCAGCCGCCTCAATGATCTTGGCATCGGCTAGGATGCGGGCTTCAATGCCGGAAAACCGCACCCAACCACCGTCTACGCATGGCTCCATTTCACCATAACCTTCTCTGTTGCCCTCATCGTTATAGGGTTCAAATCGCTCAATCAATTCATCAGTCATCTAGTTTCCTTTCCAGTTTCATTAGCAAGTCCTCTAGCCCGTAGGAAGAAAGCCGGGTTTCGCCTTGCTTCGGTCAATAGGGGATATGAACCCGCGTTGATCCGCTCCGCACCCCGTTTATAGCCGTGGGTCAGGCTGTCTCGCGTAGTCCCTGATAATCCATGATGTTTGTCCGCACCCTGCTGAACCATCCCTTAGCCCGCAATATACGCCCGATACGGTTATTCGCAAGCCCTGTTGCGTCTGCGATGTCCTGAATGGTTACGTTCCATTCCAGCGGTTCGGCGTATGCGTGGATGAGATATGCGTGTGCCATTGCGCGTGGGGTCATTCTAGTTTCTCCACCCATCAGGATGCACCGGGCGTTCCCCGCCGTTGTGGGCGCGCCATTTGCCATCGTTGCAGTTGGTCATCACAGTTCCTCCATCTTGATGCTTGCGGTGTTTGGCTTGCCGTCGATCAGGTTGAAGGTAATGCGGTGGGTGCGAGTGCCCATGTATTCATCCGCAGTCCACCCCCAAGTTTTATGCTTATCTGGATTGCATGTATACATCACCACAGTCTCAACCGTTGGTTCTGGTTTGACGCGGTAGGCTGCATTAGGGTTCCAAGCTGGACGCGCTGGGCACCATTCTTCAGACGTTCCACCATAGGCCTCAATCTCTTTCCCCTCATGATGCGCCAGCAACAACGCGCCCTTCTCATCTGGCGTCATGTCGCGCCATAGTGTGGGGGTGTCGTCGACGCAGCGGATGACGTTTAGTTTCGGTTGTTTACCGGAGCCAAACGTTCCGTCTTGGTGATACCGCGTCCCGGCAATTACAAACGGCCCAAAGCCATAACGGTCAACATTGCAAGGATCATTTTCAAACATTTCTGTACACTCATGCACTTCCCCGTTTGTGAGTTCGTAGGTTTTCCCAACTTCAAGTTTCATAGTGGTCTCCTTTTCCATAATTAATTGTTAGCGGCGGGTTGCGCGGGTGTCAACATCAGCGTGATGCAATAAGCGGCTATGGGGTTTACAGGCACATCGCCTTGCTCCCATCGCCTGATGGTTCGTTCGCCGTTCTGCCCCATGCCCCAGACCGAAGCCAATTGACGCTGGCTAAGGTTTAGGTTGTTGCGGGTGATGCGGAATTGGGTGGGGGTCATTGTTCTGGCTCTTTGTTATAAAAACGCTTTCGCTTTCCACCATTGATTGATTGGTAAACCTGAAGCCAAGCCAATCGCCCGCAGTCCATACGCGTCGGAAGCCAAGCGAATGCGGGTCTGTATGATGTAATAATTACCACTATTACGCCCCTACAATCTCGTTGTAGCGGGCGGCGCGGAATTGTGTGGGGGTCATTTAACACCTTTTTATGCGTTGTACTTGGCGATCATTACGGCGATCCGCGCATTGCGGTCCATGTCATTTTTAAACTTGACAGCGTTTCCAACTTTGTTGAAATCTCCAAACTGCGCAAAGTCTTCAACATCAGCAATAACCATCACGCCGTTTGCATATTCAACAATCGCCATGTCGTCACCGAAGTCATGAATAATCTTTGCACCGACTTCGGTGGCTGTTACTGTATCAAACTGAATGCTCATGTCTATCTCCAATGTGGCGGGCTTCATTGCCCTTATGTTATAGATAGGACATAATGACCGCGCTCGCAAGGGTTATTTTGCATAGTCAGCAAGTTTTTTTAATCACCTATTTTAGCCCGCAGCAAATCCATATTAAAGCACAGCGAGCGACATGATGCATACAGCACGTCATTTGCATCAACCCAGTCCGGCAGGTCCAGATCATCCGGCGCGTGTTCCAGCACCATCATATATGCATCGAGTTGATCGACAAACTTGACCACCCGATGCTCCCAGTCGTTAGCAGGTTGCGGGACGTTGTACCGATCGATCACAACCCGTTCGGCTGATGCATAGACCTGGGCAAGATAGGGCCAGTCGCGTTTTGCGGTGTGCG